CTCAGGGATCCGCTCTCCAGGGCTTACTACACCCGCAAAATGAGTCAGGGAAAACGACACAATCAGGCGCTTATCGCCCTGGCGAGACGACGCTGCGACGTTCTGTTCGCCATGATGCGCGACGGGACTTTTTATACCCCGCAGGGGTCATAACATGCTTGACAACTTAATAGGGGCACTCCCCCGCTAAAGTGTTGCCCGAAAACTGGTGGCAACATCCAGCTGCATTAGGTGCAACTGACAGTGATATCGAAATCATCAAACGTCAGTGGGGTGCGTTTTACGGTACGGATCTGGAGTTGCAACTGCGCCGCCGAGGTATCGATACAATAGTGTTATGTGGGATCTCGACCAATATCGGTGTTGAATCCACCGCCCGCAATGCCTGGGAACTTGGCTTTAATCTGGTGATTGCCGAAGACGCCTGTAGTGCCGCCAGCGCCGAGCAACACAATAACAGCATTAATCATATCTACCCGCGCATCGCCCGTGTGCGTAGCGTGGAAGAGATCCTTCACGCGTTATGATTTACATCGGTCTACCGCAATGGTCGCATCCTAAATGGGTGCGGTTGGGGATCACCAGCCTTGAAGAGTATGCCCGCCACTTTAACTGCGTGATACGGAATTTTTAAAAATCACTAAAGAACGCCCAAGAGCATGTTTTTTATTTAGAAGAATCAAAGCGTTGTATTTCCATGTCATATAAAAATCGGCAAAGTTCATATGTAACAAAGTGTCCCAATCATGCCCCAAAATGCCCCACAACAAATATTTTTGCCCCATGCATGCCCCAAAAAATCACTTTCCTTCACCCTTAATACTGTTTATCCATACAGTTAAAAATGATACTGTATACAAACACAGTGTAGAGGGACTTTTATGCGTATTGAAATCTGCATAGCCAAAGAAAAAATGACTAAAATGCCAACCGGTGCTGTGGATGCGTTAAAGGAAGAATTAACCCGACGCATCAGTAAACGTTATGACGATGTAGAGGTGATCGTAAAAGCTACCAGCAACGATGGCCTTTCTGTTACGCGCACCGCCGATAAAGATTCAGCTAAAACTTTTGTTCAGGAAACTCTGAAAGATACCTGGGAGTCTGCTGACGAGTGGTTTGTTCACTAATTAGCACGTAAAATCGGTAACGGCTGGAAATCATTCAATACTCGCACTATCGGAAGTTCACCAGCCAGCCGCGGTACGTTCTTACATACGATGTACCGCTGTTCTCTTTACGATTTATAGCTGTACTGGTGAATTATGAGCAATCTGAATCCATGCATGACGTGTGGTGCCTGTTGTGCATTTTCCGCGTCTCTTTTTACTGGGCAGAAGCTGACGATGCTGGCGGAAAGGTTTCGGTCAGTCTCACTGAGCAAATATCTCCTTTTCATCGCTGTATGCGCGGCACCAATCAGAAAAATCCCCGATGTGGCGCTCTTGCCGGCCCCCCCGGAGAAAACGCATATTGCTCTGTTTACAAAAACCGTCCACATGCAGGGAATTCGCAATGTCCGGCGAAAATAGCATCGTAAATGAAGCATGTAATCGCGCACGGGAAAAATATGGATTTCCAAAAATCTGAATATTCTCCGCCGTGCAAAAATGCGAACAACATCACTTCACTAATCAACCTGACATGGCATACTTAGCACGCTAACTATGATAACAAACTAATACCCTAAAACTCATGGTTCCGGGACTGGTCGTGGTCCCGTTTTTTTATTCAGCCAGCAGGCCATCCGACAACATAACTGCGGATCGCCTTCAGGTCTGTCAGCGCCTCAACCTCGGCTTTCATCTGCAACTGCCGTGTATTAATCTCCACTCCCTTCGCAAACATCGCCTGCTCTGTCGCTTCACTCAGTGCCATCCATGATGCTGCCGTCATTGGCACATCATTATTATCAGCATCCGTCCGGAAAAATTTCTCTGGCAACTTAAAACAATATCCTATATATCCGGCGTCTCCGGTATGTAGAACGTGAAGTTTTTAAAATTATTTATTTACCATTTAACTAATTTTTAGATCCTGGGGTACTCCCGTCTTTTTCATTGCCTCCACGAAAGCGGAACTAACAGAACCTGACCAGTAATACTGGAACCCACTAACAACGCCCTGATAAATCATGGTTTGTGTAGCACCACCTACGTTTACGGTGATGTTAACTGCTTTACCACCGGCTAAATAAACAGCAGCTGTCGGTGTAGAGTTCGTCAAAAAGTGAGAAAGTGTAACGACAGCCCCTACCAGCCTCCCTGATCCGCAGCTTGCGGCGTTTGTAATTGTACCTTTACTTTTTTCTTCTAAAGGCCAGTCAGCGCCAACTGCGCCCCAGTTATCAACCTTGTCAGAGGATTTCCATTTATAGTACTCAGTTGCAATTTTACAGCCCATAGTTCGCCCAACCATTTGGCTCATCATAAAAGGTTTACTCAGTCCCAGTTTGGTTCCGGCGGCTCCCATCCACTGCTCACCTGTTTCGCTCTTAGCCGAAGAGCCTACCCATCCCGATGTTACCCCCATCTCATCTCCCCCTTCTGAATGCGTGGGGTGAGTGTCACCCCACAATTTAAATTCAGTAGAAACCAGAAACTACAACAGCTGTCGTTTACTTCTCCCGGAGTTCTTTAATCTCATGACGAAGTGTTTTAAAGCCCTCGACTAACAATGCAATTATGCCGTTGTAGTTAAGACGCAGACGTTTTTCACCAGATATAACGTCTGCGTCTTCAGTTACCAGTTCAGGCAATGCTTTTTGTGCATCCTGAGCAATTAAACCAACCGACGTTTGCCAACCGTCGGCAGAGTACTGTATCTCGTAAAGATAACCAGTAAGTGCCTCCAGACGATCTAACGCATTATCCAGTTTTACCAGATTTCGCTTGTTGCGTTTATCCGAACGGATCTGAATATCGTTAAATGAGCCGTTTCCGGTCACCGTCAAATTGCCATTAATACCACCATTAAAAGTTTGTGCCTGAGTCCATGTATTGGCAGTAGTAAGCAGTTCTGTTCCTTGCCCGGGGGCTCCTGTGTCTCCCTTCGGTCCCTGTGGCCCCGCCGGACCTGCTGGACCTGCTACTCCCGGATCACCTTTATCGCCTTTCGGCCCCGGCGCACCTGCCGGACCTGCTGGTCCAGCCACTCCCGGATCGCCTTTGTCACCTTTTGGCCCCTGCCGGGCCGGTGTCGCCACGCTCTCCTTTATCTCCCTTCGGCCCCTGAGGACCCGCGGGCCCCGGTTCCCCCTTTGGCCCGGGAGGTCCCACCACGGTGGGGATTCGGTTTACGGCCTCTTCCGCCGCTATCCTGCTTTGTTCCGCTGACTGTGCGCTTTCTGCTGACTCCCGGGCTTTTTCTGTTGCGGTCGTTGCATCCCTGACTGCATTACCGGCTGCACTTTCTGCCGTCTTTTTTGACAACTCAGCATCTGTTGCACTTTGTAATGACTCACTGGCTTTTTGAGCGGCCGCAGAGGCCGAGGACGAGGACGCCTCCTCTGACTGCTTTGCTGAGGCTGCACTTTCTGCCGCCTGCCGGGCTGACTCCGATGCATCCCCTGCTGAAGTGTCAGCATTTGCAGCGCTCTCTTCTGCCTGACTGGCTGATATGCCGGCATTCCTCGCTGACGTCTCCGCCTCTCCGGCATTCTTCTTCGCCTCCTCTGCGTTACGCACCACCTCTTCCACCATCAGTTCAAAGCTACGCAGTGCCTCCGGACGGGCATCATCCTCAGTCATGGCACCGAGAAAATCATTCAGCGTACCGGGTTGAGAATCTTCATACACGGTGATAGTCCCGGCATGTGACGGCGGGAATCCCTCCACCAACAGAATAACGCTGTACTGACCATACTCAACGTCCATACTGTAACGCCCGGCTTCATCCGGATTTTCTGAGGCCAGCGTGTTCACCACCACCGTGGTACTGTTACGTTTTGCTTTCAGCTGGATTGTGCAGTTCTGTACCGGTTTTCCTGTGCCGTCTTTCAGTACACCAGAAATCTTTACTGTCATATTCACCCCACAAAAAAGCCCGCCTGAACCGGCGGGCTGTCATGACACTGTGTTACCTGGCTAATCAGAATTTATAGCCGACACCCACGATGAAACCGTCAGTGCGCCAGTCGCCACTGCCGGAACCTTCATAAGCAATATCAATGGCCACGGATTCGGTCGGGTTAAACTGCACGCCAGCCCCCCACGCCAGAGACGTGTTGCTGTGGCGACCGTCATCACTTCCGGTCAGCACGTCGTGCGTTTTCCCCTTGTTGTCAGTTACGCGGAGATAATCCCCGGAGAAAGTCGACACACGGCTGTAAGCCACACCCGCCATCGCATACGCGCTGAACCATTCATTCACGCGCACAGACGGCCCCGCCATTACGCTGAACCAGCGGTTACGAACGGAATCCTCATGCCAGCGGGTATCGCTGTAGTGCGTTTTTTTCTCATCTTCAGCATTGGCATAACTGAAGGACGTAATCAGCCCCAGCGCGTCCGTAAACTCATAACGGTATTTCACGTTAATCCCGTTCAGATTATCGCTGCCGGGAGCGTTCGTACGGGCATGAAGATACCCCGCGCTCAGTGTGGACTGATGTTCAGACGCCCATGCAGGCGCACCGGATACAGCCAGACAGATGGCTGCGGACAAAATGGCTGCACAAACTTTACGCATAATTACCTCTCGCTTTTCTGCAATAAAAAAGGC